ATGATTAAGCCTTTGATTGAAAGTCAGGAATATATACACTCGTTTGAAGAATATTTAGGCCAAAAAGTAGATTTGGATTTCAATGTATTCAGGGGTAAAACCTTTGTAAATATGCCTCATGGGGCAATACAAAATTGGTTGCCTTTTGCTTTCCCTGATTTGGCTTTTGATCTAAGTAAGCCGTGGATTAGCTTGACAGGCAAATGCCCCCGCAATATTCTAAAGCAGGTGAAAGGGAAGGTCATTTTAAATTTTACGGAACGTTACAGAAATGGCATTTTAGATTATTTTTTTTTAAAAAACTATATGCCTGATTTGATTTTTGCAGGTTCGGAAACCGAATATTTTAAGTTTTGCAATCAATGGCAACTAACTATTCCAAGATTGGAAGTTAATAATTTTCTTGAAAGCGCATACGCATTAAAAGAATCAAGGTTCTTGCTTTCCAATCAAAGTATGTTGTGGAATACAGCCGAAGCCTTAAAAACACCAAGAGTATTAGAAGTTTGCCAATACGCTCAAAATTGCATAAATGGGGTAGGTGAAGATAGTTACGGTTATTTTCATCAGGTAGGTGCAGAATACTATTTTAGGGCAATGTACAACAAAACTATGAAACAAGTAAAGCCCCAACGATGGGGCTGAACTGGTTTTAAATAAGGAGGTAATGTTATCCCCTTGCGGTTGCCAATGTAGCAGCGGATGAATCGCTTACATACTGTTCTCCGTGAACATTCAGACCCGAAGGGGCTACCTGAATAACAGAGTAAACGTAAGCACCGCCAACAAGTGTGCCGTTTGGAAGTGGTGAAATTTGAACTCCCGCACCTGCTGGAAAACTCATAAGGGCTGGATAGTTCCAATCGTTTACCCTTGAAAAAGAAGTTGCCCCGTTTGCGTCTGTGTAAGGGGGAGAACCGTTGATAGTTCCATAAACCCTTGCGTTAAATGCTACTGCCATGATTTTTGATTTTAGCTGTAAATAAATAAATATGTCGCAATAAAATTAGATAATTTCCAACAAATCAATATAATTTTTTAAATTTGACTAATGGCTAAGTACTTTTTAATTGAACCAGAAATAAAAAATGTATCCAGAACCGATATTTTAAAAATAGAGGAAGAACGGGTAAAAAGGATTGATAACAGCAACTTGTCTTTGGAAGAAACAGCCGAATTGGTAATGGCTGAAACTGATACTTTGAAGGCGGTTTATGGAAGGGTAATAGTAAAGGTAAATGTGCAAGGGAAGAACTACCATACATTTGAGGATGGGAAAAGGATAAGGTTGGAAAGACAGTTTAACAATTTGAACAGGAGGCAAACGGAGCCAGCAAACGCTGTTGTCATAGATGCTGCAAATATACCAGCCGGAGCAGAAGTTCTTATTTACTACAACGCAATACACGATAGCAACAAGATATTTGACTATAAGAATAAAAGCCCACACATAGGCTATTATTCAATAAAAGAAGAAGATTGCTATATGTATTTAGAGGGTGGGGAATGGAAGCCCATTGCGCCTTATGAAACAGCTTTAAGGGTATATGAACCGTATGAAGGTAGCATTGAAGGAATGATGCCTAAAAAGATGGCAGATGTACTTTATGTAACTTCGGGGGAATATAAAGGTCATGTGGTAAAGACTTTAAGAGGGTGTGACTTTGAAATAATTTTCATGGACACCAATGGCAAAGAAGGCAACATTGTTATTTTCAGACCCAACGGATTGCCGGAGAAAAGTTTAGAAGAAGAAGCCATAGCAGTGCTACATGAGTTGACAGAAAAAGTGGAAAGCGGAATGTTGCTTGTTGGCATTTCAGATAAAACCTGTAAAAAATTAAACGACACATAAAATGTTAGCGAAAAATAAAAGCATCATCAAAAAAGACGGCGACCCCAAACCAAAGAAAAGAAAATTAAAAGGTGGAGATGCCGAAAGCGGACAATACGGGCTTTACTCCGGCACAGTAGATGAAGAAGGGAAAACCGACAATAATCCCGATGAAGAAAAATCCGTAAAAACTATGGTGGCATATATGAAGAATAACAACCCACCGCAATCTTCCAACCCAAGCAATGTTTACCGTCCACAATTCAGCCACATAACAAAGGTTTATAACAGAAAGAAAAAACAAGATACAGCATGAGTGAAATTGATTATAAAAAGAAGTATGAGGAAGAAAGGCAGGCTAACAAAAAGTACGAAGAAGATGGGGTGGCTAAATTGTACTACTCGTTAAACAGAAAGGCATGGGAGATGGCAGACCTAATGAACGGTACTAATCTTAAAATGCTGGATATTTCAGACCCGAAAGACAAGTCGTTTGACAGGTTAAAGGTTGTATGGCAAGATGCGGCATCAATAGCCACAGCAGTAAAAGCGTTGGGAGAGATAGCGGGTATAACCGGAGACGAAGATAAGGACGTTCAGAAAACAAGGAAAGTTATCACAGCCGAAAGCATAGCTGACAATGTAGGAGAATTGGCCGGAAACAAATAAAGTATGTACGACAAGATAGAAGAGGGTAAAATAATTGATGTTCAAGGCTTACAGTGCAGTTTGCCACCGGAAGGATATGTGTACAACATACTTACAAAGAAATTAGAATACAGGGGCGTATTTGAACGATCAAAAATAAAAGAAGAACAGTATTGGGAAAAACCCCCGCTTCCAAAATGGTATAAAAAAACTATGGAGGCGTGGGATGAATACGACAAAAAGAAAAAAGAGGATGCCCCCGATTTTTATGACGAACAATTAGAGGCTTTTAAAAGCCAAGAATGGGATAGAAGATTAAATGGGTATTGGTATAGAAACAACGGGGATGCCGTTTACTTAACAGGTATGCACTACCTGTTTTTATGTTGGTGGCATATTGATACAGGATTGCCACGTTTTAGGATTCCAGACCTTGAATATTTTTACTTTTTACAATACTGCATAGAAGACCCGTTAAGCATGGGCATGGTGGAAGTTACAAAGCGTAGGTTCGGCAAATCATTTAGAGCCGGATTATTTGTTACAGAATATATTACAAGAACTAAAATGACTTTTGGTGGCATCCAATCTAAAACAGGAAAGGATGCAAGCAAGTTTTTTGGGAAAACAGTAGTAAATCCTTTTAGAAGACTGCCTAAATTTTTCAGGCCAGAATACGATATGTCTTTGGGTGTAAATCCAAAAAGTGAAATGCGTTTTCAAAAGACAAACGTTAGGGGGAAGAAAGCAGAAAGTTCGGTAGGTAAGGATGAATTAGGCGGCGGCATTGACCACCAACCTTCCGACAAGGTAGCGTATGATGGACAAAAGCTACATAGGTACGTGGGTGATGAGGTAGGAAAGACAATAGAAGCTGACGTTTACGAAAGACATGAAGTTGTTAGGTATTGTATGCTGGACGATGAGGGTAAAATAATTGGTAAGGCATTATATACTACAACAGTAGAGAAGATTGATAGCGATAAAGATGGGGTTCAAGATGCGTTCAAATTACTTTGGGCTGAAAGTAATCAAAATAGCCGTAAGGAAAATGGCATGACTGCAAGCGGATTGTACAGGTTTTTTATGAGTGCCAAAAGAACAAGGAATTTTGATGCTTACGGATACCCAGATGAAGCTAAAACGGAAAAGCAAATACTTGATGACAGGGAAGGTGTTAAGCACAACAATCGTTCTTTATTTGCCCGTATAAGAAAAGAACCATTAACAATAGAAGAAGCCTTTAGTGTTGATGCGGATGCTTGCATTTTTAATACTTTCAATATTGCTAAAAGGGAAAAGGAACTTGAATTAAATCCAGTATATAAAAGAAGTGTTTGGTTTTTCAGGGATGAAAATACTCAAAAAGTAAAGTGGAGGGATATATTAGATAGAGAGCGTGATTTTCACTGGAAAATAACAGACCTTCTACAAGGCGAGCAAGACAATAAATCAAAAGTTGAAAACGGGCAGAAATGTCCCGACAATACAACAGTTGGAGCCATAGGCATAGATGGATATTCTAATAGTCAAGGAGGGCAAAAGTGGGGGTCAAGGGCTTCTGCATGGATAGGTTTAAGGGCAAGAAATGGAAAAGGGAAAAAGCTAATTGGACATTTATGGGGCAGACCAGCCGAAAAAGATACATTGCATGAACAGGTATTGTTAGCAGCAGAATACTTTGGTTTTCAAGCCTTTTACGAGCATAATAGTGACGATTTCTACTCTTACTTTAAACAGCGTGGCAGGCTTCAATATTTAGGGCTTTATCCAATAATACTTATAGACCCATTAAAATTAGAAGATACGGAAAGGCATAGAGGCGTACCTACCACACCCTTTAGCCTTGTAAAGCAAGCTGATTTGGGAGTGTCGTATTTTGAAAACGATTGCAGCGAAATAGACTTTCAGGAACTGTTGGATGATGTAAAAGCATTTGACCCCAACGATAGAACAAAATCGGATATAACTGTTTCATTTCTTATAACAAACGCCATATTAAGCGAACCGTTACCCATAAAACCAATAAAGAAAACTCCATTGGTTATTATCTACAATAATCAAAATGAACCAGCATTAAATTAGAAAGTTTTCAAAAAAAACCTTTGTTGATTAGAAAATTAATATATTTGGGGTAATTATATCCCAAAATATAAATGTCAAGTCAAAATCCAACGGAAAATTCACAAGCTGATGTGTTACAACAGTTTCAGTTGGAGAAACTATCTATTGCCCAAAAATCCACTAAAGATTTTGGATTAAAAATGTCCAAAAAGATATGGGGTACAGTTACCTCCGGCATAGGAGGGTACTACGCAAACAGAAATGCTCAATTTTTAGAGAACAGAAACTATGCCAATGGCAGGATTGATGTGCAGGCTATGTTCCAAGACCGTTTTCAAATAAACGGTAAGCAGGATTACATAAGACTTGTATGGCAAACCTTGCAGATAGTAAACAGGATTGTTTCAGGTTTGGTAGGTCGGTGGATGGGAAGGGGCGAAAAGATACAGGTTCAAGCCATAGACACCATTTCTGTTGAAGATAAGATAAAGGAATTTGAGGATTTGGAATATATCGTGTACAACCGTAAAATGCTTGAAGAATTACAAGCGCAATCTGGTGTGCAGTTAATACCACAAGGGGAGGATATACCTACTGATAAGGATGAACTTGAAATGTGGCAATCTCAATTCCAAAGGATACCGGAAGAAATACTTACAGAACTTGCTTGTAATGAAGTATTGGGGGCTAATGGATGGTACGATGTACTAAAAGAAAAGATGCTGCATGATAGTGCAGAAGTTGGCTTAGTGGGTACTAATGTTGAAATGGACGATAAGGGGGTTATTTATGTTAGATATGTAAAACCCGAAAATCAAATATACTCATGGACGGAATACCCTGATATGAGGGATACCACATGGAGAGGCGAAATACCCGATATAAAAATAAGCGAACTAAGAAGGGATTACGGGAAAGAGTTTCATCCTGACAATCCTTTTGCACTTACCGAAGAACAACTTTGGGAAATTGCCCGTACCGCAAAAGAGTTTAAAAACTACTCAAACATTCAATGGACAAATGTATGGCTTAATGCTTTTATGCGCCCATACGATGAATGGAATGTAAGGTGCATGAAGTTTGAATTAAAAACAGTGGACAGCGAGCCGTACACTATAACCAAAACAAAAACTACCGGCACTACATACACTCAAAAGGGGATGCCAACAACTGCATCAGGCAAACCAAGACCGAAGCCGCTGGAAAATCAAAAGGTGGTTGAAGATACTTACTGGAATATTTACAAAGGTGTTTACTTGCCTGACAATGATACTCTTTTAGAGTGGGGCTTAAAGAAAAACATGATACGCCCACAAGACCCAAGAGAAGTAGGCAACGCTGAATTTTCCTATTCATTCTATATGCCACAGATATACCAAATGAGAAATTTGGCTGTACCTGAAAAAATAAAAGCGGCTGTTAATGGGATGATAATGGCGTTACTAAAAATTCAACAGGTTATCGCAAGGCTTGTGCCAAGTGGATGGGCAATAGATGAAACTGCTTTGCAAGAAGTGGATTATGGGTTAGGAGATAGTAATAATCAAGTTGACCAAGCAAGGTATTATTTCCAAACAGGTTTGATGTACTACAGGGGTATTGGTGGAGATGGGAAACGTATTGAACCACCAATAAAAGAACTTGTAAACAATGGATTTGTAGGACAAATGGACGGGCTTATTAAGTCTTACCAATTTTGGTATCAAACATTAAAAGATGATTTAGGCGAAGACCCCAACCTGATTGCACAAGCCCTGCAACCAAGAGTTACCACAGGCAATGTAGATGCTGCACAACAAAGCGCAAACGAAGCTACAGACCAATATTACAGGGCTTATGCTGAATGTATGAAAATGACAGCAAGGAAAATATCTTGCTTGTTAAAAGATAGTGTAACTTATGGGGCAAAAGTTTACAGAAATATCCTGAATGAAAAAGATATTGAAAACAGGATATTCAGTACCGATATAAGATTTCTGCCAACACAGCAAGAGGTAATGAGGTTTGAACAGTATATGCAACAAACCATCGCTGCTAATCCTGATTTGTCTTTATTTATAGACCCATTTAGGTTAATAAGAATAGCAAGGGAAGATGTGAAACTTGCTGAATTGATGTTCCAAAACGGGCAAAAGAAAATGCTTATTGATAGGCAAGCGCAAGCACAAAGGCAGATACAGGACAACGCAAAAGCGCAGCAAGAAAGTGCGGTTATATCTGAAACAGAAAAGAGAAAAACATTAGACAGGGAATTAGAAGTAAAGCAGACCATTGCAAGTTTTGAAGGCAATAATAAGTTGCAGGAATTACTTATTACAATGGCATCATCAACTATAGGTAAAGAAGGCGCAGGGTTGCCGCCTGAATGGAAAGCAACAGTTGACGGGGTAATGAAAAAGGTTCAGGTTCAATTAGGGATTGAAGCAGAACAGTTAACACAACAAGTAATGCAAGAACAGCAGATGGCACAACAGCAAATGCAAGAGCAACCAATGGAACAAGAAATTCAGGAAGGCGAAATGGCACAAGAAGAAATGATGCAGGAAGAACAACCATTATTAATGTAAATTTTAAAAAAAATGCTCGTTTCTGAAAATACTGATAAAAAAGTAAAGCATGGGTTAAGGTATCATCCATTATATTCTGTTTGGAGAAATATGATAAGCAGATGTTATAATAAAAACGTACCATCATATAAAAGATATGGAGGCAATGAGGTTAAAGTTTGCGATGAATGGTTGAATAATTTTAAAACTTTTTATGATTGGAGTATATTAAATGGGTGGAAAAAAGGGTTGGAACTTGATAAAGACATAAAAGGTAATGGTAAATTATATAGCCCTAATACTTGCATTTTTGTAACTACAAAAGTAAATTCTAATAACAAAAAAAATTCAAGAAATTTCACTATAAATGGTCACACGAAATCTATTTCAGAATGGGCGGACTATTATGGTACAACATATCGAAAAATTCAATCAAGATTATGGAACGGATTTTCTTTTGAAGAATCAATAAATAGAGCAATAAATAACATTGATAAAAACAAAAAGGTATTATGTGTTTCAAGTGGTATTCAATATGAATCTGTAAAAGATGCGGCTAATAAATTAGGCATAAAAGAAACTTTAATTGCAAGAGTTGCAAGGGGAGAAAGAAATCATACTAACGGGCTTTATTTTAAATACATAAATTAAACAAAATGGCAATAGGTAAACCATTGGGGGATTTTGCAAACAATTTTAATTCCCTGTATAATATATCATTTGATTTGTCGGGGTGGGACAAGACAACCATTCAGATAGTATCTCCAATGTCAGGTGCGGTAAATGTGCAAGGAACAAATGATAGCGGTGCAGTATTGGCGATTACGCAGGGAAATGCAGAGTTGGCTCAAAATTTTATGCCAATACAAGCTAAAAATCTGCTAACTGGTTTGAGTAGTCCATACATATATGGTGCGGGTCTCTACGAAGTTGATGCGAATAGCCAATTTTTAAGATTGCAAGGCCAACCTGCATCAGCAGGAACAAATGTTTATAAACTAATAATTTTTAATTCAAAAATAAGTTAAACACTTTATGGAAAACCAAGAAGCAGCTACGACTGCAACAGCGCAAGCTGAACAGGTAACGCCTGATACTAATACTGGTTCATTAGTTGACTTTATCCTAAACGATGGTCAAACACAAGTTGCCCAACAAGCGGCGCAAGAACAACAAAATCAGGCGCAAAAACCACCAGCCGAAGAAACAAAAACATTTGATCCTAAAGAATGGTTGAAGCAGGAATTTGATGTGGATGATGTTTCGATAATAAAGGGTGGGATGGAGGAACTTAAAACGCTTCGTGAAAAAGTAAAGGAACAGGATTTTGTAAATGAAGATAGTAAGAAAGTTTACGATTACTTAAAGGAGGGTAAAGAAGATGATTTGTATAATTTCTTAAACCAAAAAAAGCAAGTAGAGAAATTATCAAAAGCCGATTTGACGGATAAAAGCATAGCGGCAGAACTTGTAAAATTTGGCATACAAAGAGAAAATCCAAACCTTACTTCCGATGATGTTGATTTTCTTTTCAAGCAAAAATATTCAATACCAAAAGAGCCAAAAGAAGAAGATTTTGCTATTGATACAGATTACGAAGCCGCTTTAGGTACATGGAAAGAGCAAGTTCAGAACATAGAAAAGGGGATGATTATTGAGGCGAAAATGCAGCAGCCCAAACTTGCTCAATTTCAACAAGAGATTGTTTTACCAGATATAAGAAAAGAGCAGCAAAGCAACGAGCCGTCACAAGAAGACTTAGCGGCACTACAGCAAATGCAGCAGTCGTTTTTACAAACAGTTAAAACATCAGTAGATGGATTTAAAGGCTTTGACGTAAATGTAAAAGACAAAGATGTTGATTACGTTGTAAGCTACGCTCCATCAGTAGAAGAAAAAACTTTAGTAAGTGAAAAGCTAAACGAGTTTGCACAAAGCGGATTTGATGCCAATGTGGTACTTGCTGAAAGGTGGGTAAACAAAGACGGAAAATCATTAAATGTAGAACAGATGGTAAAAGATTTATCTCTTATCTACTCAAATGAAAAACAAAGTCAAAAATTGGTAGCAGACGCAGCAAACAAAAGGCTTGAACTTTATCTAAAGGAAAAAAAGAACATTAATTTGAACGAAACAAACAACAGCCAATTCGTTCCAAACGGTCAAAAAAATCAACAAGAGGCTTTAGTGGATGCGCTTTTGGCTATTTAAAAACTTTTAAATTTTAAACAAAATGGCAGGAATACCAACCAGTAACATTCAGCAGCCGGGAGCAATAACCGTTTCCGGTGGCGTAAATAGGGCGATTGTGTCGGGCTTACAGCTTTTGACACCACAGTTCTATCCTAAGTACGGGCAAAAGTACGGTACAGAATTGTACGATTATTTCTTTCAGTGGATGGCAACATTTGATGGGATGAAAGAAGTAAAAAACCAAAATTATTTTTGGTTTCAAAGCAGGGGTAAAAACCAACTTGCGGTTACAAACCTTGCACAAGTTACTACACCAGCAGCCGGGGCAACAGTAACAGTAAGCATACCTGCATCACAGTTGTACGATTCAGGTACATATTCTCCATTGCGTGTAGGTGAAACAGTTTATGTTGCGTCATCAAACATTCAAGGGCAGATTATAACTGTACCTACGCCTGACAGTGCTACTATACGTCCAGTGGATTCGGCACAAGCATTCGTATCAGCAGGTTCAACAAGTTTGTTAGCAGGCGAGATACTTATTTTTGGCGGTTTGACAGATGTTGGTGAAGCATCTACACAGTACACTTCCCAAACTCATTTAGATGAGAAAAAAGACAACAACATCACAGAAATCAGGGAAGAATATGCAGCTACCGACCTTGCAGAAATGACAGACATCTATTACAATTCAGGTGTAACAGGCGATGTTATCAATGGAGTAGGTCAGGCAGGTACTTCGTACTTCACTTACAAGTCAATGGTAAAAACAGATGTTCGTTATATCAACAGCATCGAAAGCCGTTTAATGAGGGGAGATAGGGTAAATAATAGCGGATTGATTTCTTCTACATCGGTAGGTACAGAAGGGTTCATACCTAAAATTACTGCCGAAGGTGAAACAGTAAACTATACACCGGGAACGTTGGATATAGCAAAACTGCATGAGATTACCCGTATTATGAAAGTAAACGGTTGCGCTCCACAAAACAACTGGCTGATGGATATTTACCAAAGGCAGGATTTCAGCGATGGTATCTTCAAAGAGTATCCAGCAGGTGCATATGTTTGGGGTCAAGGCTCAAACTCAAAAGAAGCATCCGTAGCTTACGGTTGTCAGGAACTTTTGATTGATGGCGTTCTTTTCCAAGTGAAAGAGTACAAACCATTCAACACGGAAGTTACTACAGGTTTGACACCAACAAATGATTACTTCCGTAACTACGGCATCATCTCCCCCAATGGCACAACAGTAGATGCTAAAGACTACACACAGATGAAAAATATATCTGTAATGTATCAAACCCCACCAAAAGGCGGTACAGTAGGTAACGGCATCCGTACATGGGCTTATGGTGGTGGTAGCGTAAACGCAACAGACGGTACAATGAGGGATAATGTTTCCTACATTACGTACAGGGGGTTGAGAGTTTGCCTCGCACAACAGTTTGTTATTGTAAGTGCTTAATTTAAAAAAGAGCAGCCCTGAAATATGGGCTGCTTCTTAAATACACCTTCGCATTGAAGGGGCTATATATAAAGCCTTAAAAGTTTAACATCAAAAATAAAAAAAAAATGGCAACATCATTAAAGCACGTACAAAGTGCCATGCAGGGAGAAACTGCAAAAAGAGAAATACCGATGGATTTTATCGAAAATGTAAGACCACCGGAACACACATCAGCACCGGAAAAAACTTATGTAGTTTTTAAACTGGTAAAGAAAAATGTAAGGCGTTTAAATTTGGATGGTATTAGTGATGGCATAAATCCAAAGACAGGTTCACTTGAAAGGATTTATTTGATAAGGGGCGCAAGGTCAATTTGGCAAAGCGAATTAACAGACTTACTTAATAATTGGGATAAGCCCAATTCTTATGTAAGTAAAAACAGAATGAGCCTTAAATTTCAGGACGGCATTTGCAGGGTTCCAGTAATAGATCATCTTACATTAGAATTTGCAAAGGCAAATATTCACAATGTAGGAAAGAAAAGGAACGGTTCAGGTAAGTATGATTACTACGAATACGATGCAGTAGAAGAACAAAAAATGCGCTACGAAAAACAACTTTCAAGGATTAATCTGATACAGTTGATAAGTACGATGGAAGAAAATAAAATGATTAAGCTGGCGTTGTTCTTAGGAGTGAAACCATACGATGATGAAACAGCTTTGCCTAAAACGCCGAATGGATACAGGACAGAACTTTTGGTAAAAGCGGATACGCAGCCTGATACTGTAAATAAGTATATCAATTCACAGGAAGTTGAAGTTTCATACCTAATTAGAAAAGCGATAAGTGAAGCAAAGATTGATTTAGGGGGAGCAAACGGTACTGTAACATGGGCAGGCGGTGGAGGACACATTGCAAAGATACCATCAGGAAGAAAGCCCGTTGAGTACCTTACCGAATTGGCAATGACAAACAGTAATGAAGGAAAACAATTTAAACAGCAATTAGAAACTTTAGGAACATAACATTAAAATACAAAGGGGGTAATCTTGGATGCTAATGTACCTTATCGCATAATTCAATACGCTGCTAATAAAAATCAGCAGGGAAATATCACTCCCGAAGAATACAATCTGATTATTAATCAGGCTCAAAGGGGGTATTTGGATTTACTATTAGGGGAGTATCAAAAGTATCTACCTAAACGCCCTATATCAGTTGTTTCATTTGGACAAAATCAGAGAATAAGGCAGTCCATTTCACCGTTAATTTACGGGACTGCCTTATTTCCTTTTGTATATAATGGAATATCACCTTTCCCTTCTGATTACGAATACACAGATGCCATGTGGGGACTGTACGGGCATTATAAAATAAGGTTTGTACAACAGGATAGGTTAGACGATTTTATACATTCAACTATTGACCCTGTTGAAGCTAATCCTATTTATCTTATCAATCACGAAGGATTTCAGTTTTACCCCGAAGATATTGGTTCTGCAAAATTGAGTTATGTAAGAACACCACCAACAATAAAATGGGCTTACACAAACGTAAATGGCAGGCCAGTGTATGACCCAATTAATAGCATTGCGCCGGTTTGGTCAGAAATTGACATGATGCAGATTATAGTAAGGGCTTTGCAACTTGTGGGAATAAATTTACAGTTAGGAGTTGTTTCACAATATGCCAATCAAATTAAAAACGAAGGACAGTAATGAACACTGCTATACTATATCAAATAATTAATTTATTTAATAATAAAAAATATATCGGAGTCACAAAAAGGAGTATTGATAGAAGGTTTATTGAGCATTTAAGCAGATTGAAAAAACGAATACATTCATCTAAAGAGATGCAAAAAGATTTTGATATTCATGGCAGAAAGGCGTTTAAAATAGAATTAATAAAAATAGGACAGTTTGATGAAATATGCCTATTAGAGAAGGAATTAACTAAAGAAACTATAATAAGCGGGTACAATGTAATTATTGGCGGGTTGGATTCAGAGGAAAGAGGAAATGCCAGTAGGGTATATGTAAATATATTGAAAAACAACCCTGAAATGTATGCAAGGAGATTAGCAAATTTATCAAAATGGAATAAGGGAAAGATCATGTCCGAAAGCGCAAAGAAAAAAATGTCCGAAGCGAAATTGGGAAAAAAGTGGAAAGAAGAACATAAAATAAATAGAAGTATAAAATATTCTGGTAGTGGTAATCCTAATGCTGGAAAATTCTCGACTTACTTAAATACGCAAACAGGGGTGTATTACAATACACCAGAAATATTAGAACTATTAAGCATAAGCAAAAGCTGCCTTATTAATTACATACAAAAAAAGAATAGAAAAATAAATAATTTCATAAAAGTTTAAAATCTGAATATATCAAACGCATCACATTCATAGAACAAATTAGAAGGCAGATTTATTCTGGTCAACCATCCGATGATGCTGACATTACTATTGGCTTAGTAAACACATGGCTTGAACAAGGCATTGCCGTTGCTGCTAAAACAAACTATACTGATAACTTAAAGCTGGATGGGATTTCTTATGTAAACAACTCTTTCTACTCAACCTTTAAAAACATTGCAGTAACAGAAGATGAACAGTTCGTTTATAAGGTTACGCTTCCACAAATACCAGTGGGCATAGGGGCTAATGAGGGCATTTCAATGCTTACTTTTAGAGATACCGATTCAAGGCAAATATCCCAATCTGTAATATGGCTTACCCAAAACCAAAGGACTTTCTTTGATGGCATGAGGGCTATCCCAAATAAATTATTGGCTTATTCAGAAGGTAAATACGCTTATATAAAAAGCACATTGTTATTGACAGCGTACACAGCTAATGTTACATTGATAAGTGGGGGCAATCCAAGTGACTTGCAAAGTGAATTAAATGTGCCGGGGGATTACATTCCAGTTATAGTTGAATATTTGAAAAAACAATTAGCGTTCCAAAGGCAGATGCCTAAAGACGTAACAAATGACGGTGAAGATTTTATAACAACAACGTAAAATGATATACGCTTTTGATTTTGATGGAACACTTGATGATTACTATGTACAGAAGTTTTGTACTAAGCTAATGAGAAGCGGACACGAAGTTTGGGTTGTAACAATGCGAAACGATAATGATTTTAATTGGGTGGTTATGAAGCCTGTTTTAGATAAGATTAAGTTATCAAAATCGAGTGTAATATTTTGTAATGAAAAACCTAAAGCTGATTTTTTACAAGCAATAAATGCAGATGTTTATATTGATAATATTGATGATGAATTTGATGAAATAAAAAGCAAAACAACAGCAATACCTTTACTATGGAATTAACAGGAAATAAAATATTATTCAGGCCGTTACCATCAAACGAAGTAAGTCAAGCAGGATTGTACATACCTGAAAATGCAAGAGAGATTAGCAACAAGGGGATAATTGTAAAGACGGGTGCAGGTACAGATAAAAAGCTAATGCGATTGAAGGAAGGCACAGTAGCATACAGGGTAAAAGATTGGGGTAACGAAGTTGAAATAGACGGTCAATTACATTTTATAATGGATGAACAAGCAATAATAGCAACAGAATGAGCCAGCACCAACCTTATATAGCACTTGATTCTATAATTAATGATTACTTGAACGAAAGTGAACAAGGAATACACAAGTATGCAAAATTGTGGCACATTGCATTTAGGGGATTAGAGCAATTAGGGTTGGATTTTTTCTACAAAATAAAATCGGTAAAACTTCCGGTCAATGCAAACTTTACTGTAACCATTCCTGCTGATTATCTTAACTGGACAAAGGTAGGAATACTAAATAATGATGGGGCTATTATCACTTTGAGAGAAAATAACAACATGACTACCTATGCGGACTTGTTGCCGGATAGAATTGAAAAAACTACAGACCCTCAATCAAGTATTTTACAATGGGAGTATGGAAATAATATTTGGAATAATTACTGGAACGGAACAGGCTATACAAATGTTTACGGGGTTCCGGCAGGACAGCCTTTCGTTGGAGAATTTAAAGTTGATATTGAAAACGGTGTTATAATACTAAATAAAGATTTCAGAAGGGACTATATCATTTTAGAGTATGTTAGTTCTCCAAAAGAAGGGGGAGAATATTATTTACCAGTTCAGTTCCGGGAAGCATTGATAGCATGGATGGCATGGAAAGATAGCAATGCAAAGTCAATAAGAAGCAGCATGATGTTGGGAGATAAAAGAGATAAGAGAGATGAATTTTACAATGAAAGGAGAAACGCTATTGCAAGGTGGAAACCGATCAGGCAAAGCGAAATACTTCAAACATCACAAGAAATGAGCCGATTGGCTGTAAAGGTTTAATATGGAAACGCCAAATGCAATATTACCTTATGGTTTTGTTTATGTGTACGGAGGAGGTACTGTTATTGGTTCTTTAGGAAACCAGTTTACAAATTCATTATTTAGATTTGGAACTATATATGGGGTAGGCGTTAACATGGGGCTTGATTTGATAGGTCAAAGTGTGGGTTTTGATAGCAGAAGGATAGA